TAAAAAACCTAGCGGTAGACTAACGTCAGATGATATAAAAGGAATGAAACATGGCGGAAGGGCTAAATCGGATAATATAAGAAGAAATCCTGGAAAACCTGGCTCAAAAATGGAACAGATGAAAGAGCATAGGGAGAGTAGAAGAGCAATAAAAAAAGCTTCACCAGGCGGTGGTAGATCAAGAAGGTCTTAATGACAAATAATAAAGAATTGCTCGCGCAACGTGATTTTATAGACGATCTCCTTGCGACGCAGACCACGGACCACGAACGAAAAGAAACAATGAAATTGATGGATGATATATATTTCAGCCCTAATTTGCCTGATAATGTGATTCCATTTCCATTAAACAAAGTAAAGAGGTTACATGTCAATATCCCTCCCGAACAGTCCAGTAAGAAAAATATATAGCTGCCCCAGTTGCGGGGACGTTTCCATCCGATTCTACAATCCTACCTACGATAGAGCTTATTCAAAGCATGAGTGGGAACAAATAATCACCGAAGGCAAGGAAGTTTTGTACAAATTACTTCAAAATGTACGTGAAGATCCTAAATTCTTTGCATAAAGGCGTCTTCCTATAGATGTTTTCTCCCAGATAATTTTTTATCTATCTACTCACCAGATGAGGTATCCTAGGTAACCAAGTAACTACCTATATAGGAAGCTAAATAAAGGGTACTTCAAGGGTACTTTCATTTATCTGTAAGTACCCTTTTTATAATTACAAACATAACTCGCAGTTGCCTATGTGGTTTATATATTGTATATATACGGGAGAAAACATCTATTGAATTGATGCATTATGAATAAAAAACAAGAGATTGTAGAGAAAGAGGAAACTCTTCTCCCTGAACCATTATCTGATCTTACTCATGATCTTACAGGGCGTCAAAGACGCTTTGTTTTACTTCTAGTACATAATGAAGGCTTAAAGACAGCTACGGCTTGTGCATTAGCTGCTGGTTATTCTCCTAAATCATCCAGGGTAAGAGCTTCATTGCTTCAAAACCCTAAACATTTTCCATTAGTTGTTGAAGCTATAGAAGGCGAACGCCGAGCGATGGTTGAACGATATCGTTGCACAGCAGAACGATCCTCTTCTACATTGGCACGTATTAGGGATAAAGCGTCAGAGTCGGGGAATTGGAATGCGGCGGTAGCTGCGGAGACCAGGCGGGGGCAAATTGCAGGATTGTACATAGATAAAAAAGAAATACTAACAGGAACAATAGACTCCATGTCTAGAGTTGATGTAGAGGCAAAGCTACTAGAGTTAAAAAAACAATTTAGTATTGAGACCACTTATGAAGAAGTTAAAGCTATTAAAAAAATTAAATAATAATTGTTGACTATCTAATAACATGGGACTATAAGCTAATTATGTGTAGCTGTAGCACATATAAAAAAAGACAGTCCTGGAGCCAGATAAGAACCGAATTTGGCACTGGCCCCAGGCAACATTAAGGAGAAAGCATGACAATTAAAACATTTTGGAAAAAAGTTGATGATACTCAAGAAGCATATAATAATTCTACTAACGATGTAACTAAACAAATATGGCACCTGAAGTTATTAAACTTAATGATGATGCTGGAGCAAGTGGAGAGCAGAATAAATGATTAAAATAATTGTTATAATGACGTTGCTAGTCTTTGTATTACACTGGAAATTAAGTATCTTCGTCTTAGCCATGTTGTATTATTTTGGCTAAAAAACCCGAGTCAAAACTATGGCATAATATTAGGGATAATCTTCCTCAAGTTCAATGGACTCGATTTGAAAATTGGGCTGTGCCAGGTGTTCCCGATGTTCATGGGATAGATCAAGGGGTTAACATTTTCATTGAATTAAAGATAACAAAAAATAATAGGATTAATCTGTCACCCTTCCAAATTGCGTGGAACTATAAGCATAGTTTAAAAGGAGGAAGAGCGTTTATCATTGCAGAGGCCCTCGGTCTTGGGGCACTCTGTGTATTCCCAAGTTCCATTGTCCATTCCATTGCTTCCATTGGCTTAGATGCTAGGCCAATATATACCTATACCAGGCCGCTGGAGCCCGGAACCTGGCAGGATCTTCACCAGCTACTTTTCCATTGCCCATTGCCCCCGCCTGAAGCCAAATAGTTAGTAATATAGTTGGAGCTGGTATTCCAGACGCGGCTGCCGCTGATGCGTAGCTCTGTGCATTGTTCCATTGCCTTGAGGCTGGAAGCCAAAATAATTAATAGTATACCTGACGCCGCTTCCAGGCTGCTGCGGGAGTTGCTGGTTTGCGTTCTCCATTCCCCATCGGCTTGATACTGGAAGCTAGAATAGGGTAATAGTATACCTGACCCGGACCTGGTCCCTGGAGTACCTGGCAAGTTTCACTACGGTTAAAAAAAAGTTTTCTTAGGGCTTGACTATAAGATAGAATGGGACTATATATATTATGTAGTTCAATCGGATTCCGTACCTGACAGGGCTGGAGAGTTTAAACACCAGATAACGGCTACATAAACCAGCCCCGTTGGGGCTCGCATAGGACGGGGGCTTTTAAGCATCTGGCGGGCTAATTATAAAAGGAGAAAAAAAATGAATACAGCATTAATGACAACTAAACAACGAGAACCCCATCCAACCTGCGCCGACCGGGTGCATAGTAATTTAAAAGACAGAGAGGAACAGCTGCAAGACGGCGAACTTGAAGGACTTTGTTTTGATTATGTTGAACCGCATTCCTTCCCGGACCAGGTCGAAGGCTATTGGCGTTGGCAACTGAGCTACGGCGGACCCAGCGACGAGCTGCGGGCGTTCGTTAACGAAAATAAAGAAATACACCGCCTGGAATACTGGTTCCTGGATTGGTACGACGGGGCGCATGTCGTCCTGGACGAAAAGAAAAACGCCCGGATGTGGAACGAAGTCTCAATAATGTTAGAGGCTTCATGAGTCTACTTGTTATTATTTCCGCATTAGTCGCGGTTCATCACCCCATAGCAGGGGTGATGTTACTATCTGCTGGTCTCCTGGTCCTGTGATAGTTTCCATTTCTCCATCTCCATTACCTCGGTCGTAGTATAGAAGTAATAATATTATAACCTGGCAGCTGGTCGGGCCCGGGGTTAGCTGCGAAGCTGTGTCCATTTCTCCATCTCCATTACCTCGGTCGTAGTATAGGGGAGAGTATATACTAACTGAACCGGACCAGGTCCCTGGGGAAGTTCACTGGAAGTTTGTAAAAAAAAAGAAAAATAAAGTATTGACATCTAATTAAATGGGACTATATTAAAGACTAATAGAAAGAACAGAAAGGAAATATATGTCAAAATCTATTTTAGAAGTCGTAGAAAAAGCTCATAGTTCAAAGAACCAAATGAGCAAGAAGACTAAAATGCAAATCGTTGATGCCTATGGGAGAGCGTTAACTATGAAGAAAGTCATAGAGGATTTTATTAAAGTTAATAGAAGTCTTATGATTGAATTGGGAGAAAATGAAAATGTTAATCTTATTCATGGCAAAGATTACACTATCCAAATTGCTGACAAAGTTGGAGCGAAGTTAGACAATGCACTTATCAAAGAGAAGTTGGGCGATTTGGAGTATCACAAATGCAAAGTTCCAAGCCTTTATAAAACAATACAAGCTATGCCACTATCTGACAAGGTTGTGGCTAGACAACGGAAAGATATGTCGGTTGACAGTATCGTAGATTTCAAGATTGCTATGTAGTTTCGTATAATGCCTACATATAATATTGAACAAAGGGCAACAAGATTGCCCTTTTTTTTGGTCTGCATTTCTCCATCTCCATTCCATCGCTCGTAGGATAGAGTAGGGTAGGAGTAATACTATAGGACCGGACCGGGTCCCTGGGACCTGACGTCCAGGAATTAAAAAGAATAATAAATCATTTGACATGAGATATAATGGGAGTAAAAAGGATATAGAAAAGGAGAAATCAAAATGCCAAATAATGATGACTTATCAAGAAGACTACAGTTAGTCGAACAACAGTTCGGTCTAGTGCCTCGTAATACTACAGAGGTTACTACTAACAACGATCAACCTATTCAAGGTCAAGTCGAAGACAATATGAATTGGAAGATGCTTTATAAGGTTTTAGAAAGCGAGGTCGAGATCATCGTCTTAGATCCTAATGCACCTGCGTACGTTCGTGAGTGGGGTGCTAGGATCATGCAACGACTCGCACAATACCTGCCTCAACGCAGGTAGAACTATACGCAATCTCCTCGAGGATTGGCAAAAGGGCTAGGTTATCTAGCCCTTTTTTAATGCCCTGTGTACTCTTTAAGTTCTCCTGACTAGTCAGCCCCCATTCCATTTTTATAACAATCAAATCAACCCTTAGGTACTTACAAAGCTGAAGCTACTAGATTTAGTGTCTAGGCTTACCCCCACACAGCCCATTTTGGGGGGACTTGTTTTGAAACGGGAGTAAAGACAGAGTTTTACACATACGCAGATTATGATATAACTTTTTTTCTATGATCTCAGAAAAAATCCCAACAGACTTATTAAAATACGAATTAAGAAAATTACAACTAAAAGTGTCGGAGGAGTCCCGTGAGTCCTATATTACATTTGTAAAAAAAGTATGGCCTGATTTTATTTCAGGAGAACATCATAAAATTTATGCACAAAAATTAGAAGACGTTTCACGTGGAAAGATAAAAAGATTAATCGTTAATATGCCACCTCGGCACACAAAGTCAGAGTTTGCATCACATTTATTCCCTGCGTGGATGATGGGCCGTAATCCTAAATTAAAAATCATTCAAACAACACATACGGCAGAATTATCCTATAACTTTGGTAGAAAGGTAAGAAACCTATTTGATCAACAAGAATTTAAAGATGTTTTTCCTAATGTTAGTTTATCGCAAGATTCAAAGGCAGCGGGACGTTTTACAACTAACAGGGGTGGTGAGTATTTTGCTGCTGGTGTTGGTGGTGCGATTACAGGGCGTGGTGCTGATTTGCTTATTATTGATGATCCTCATTCCGAGCAAGACGCTTTAAGTCAAACGGCGATGGATAATGCCTATGAGTGGTATACCTCAGGACCACGGCAAAGGCTCCAACCAGGTGGATCTATCGTTATTGTTATGACCAGGTGGTCAACAAAAGATTTGACAGGAAAGTTAATGAATGCTCAATCAAACGCAAACGCTGATCAGTGGGACGTGGTTGAGTTTCCAGCTATCTTGAATGATCAACCGATGTGGCCAGAGTATTGGAAACTAGCAGAACTAGAAGGCGTTAAAGCCTCACTATCCGAACAGAAGTGGCAATCCCAATGGCAACAGAAACCAACCTCAGAAGAAGGGTCTATTATTAAAAGAGAGTGGTGGCAAGTGTGGCCTAAAGAAAAGATCCCTGATTTGACGCATATTATACAAAGTTATGACAC